CAGTGTAAATAAAGGCACATCTGATGTTTTGTTTTTACTTGTATGCCTTCCTACAAAAGCGGCAAATTCAGGTGAATAAATTACCTTGTATTCTGTTTTGCTTGGATAACCAATTACTGTATTCCCTTCAAAAATTGGTTCGTTATTGTCATCTTTAATTCCTGTGTTCTCGTAGTCAAACATCTATATATCTTTTTGCGTGATTATAAATTAATTCTCTGCTTATGGCTTTTAATCGCATAGGCTTTATCTTATCATTGCTAAAAGTAACTTCAAACACGCCATCATTTTCGACTATGTAAGCCGTAACGATGACGTGTTGAAAGTACAATCTCCATTCCTTCTGTCTTGCCATATCATTCAAATTTAAGCCAATCCCAAATAGTTTTGCCTGAGTTTTCTTGCATCGATTGATAAATTAATATGTCAACTGCTTGAATTGTATCTAACCGTATATTAACGGTATCTACTTTATAGCCGAGTTTTGCAAGTTCTCGTTTTATGCTGTCTTGATTTTGCAATATATTCTCAATACGATGATTTAGAATGGCATTTGCTTTGTCGAACTCGGTTTTTGTAACAGTCGTTTCTGATATTGACTTATAAGCATTGTATGCAATTATTGCCAATACGGTTAAAACGATGATGATTATTGCTGTTTTAATTGTTTTTTTCATCTTTTTGTTCTTTTGTAATGTGGCATATTATCAATTTCTTTATCAATAGCATCTATTAATTCTTTAAAGAAATTATATATTTGCTTTTTTGATGGAAAATTCTTCCTCTTATACATATTCATAACTTTTTTGTTATATTTAATCATCAGTTTTTCTGGACAAACAACACCGAGATTATTATTATATCCGCCAAATGTAAATGCTGTCATATAAGTACCATCTTTGTACTCTGTAACAATATATACGTTACAATGTTTTGTGTAATATCTTGGTGATATTGTTTGTGCTAATTTTTCGATAATCCAACCGTGATAAAAATTGAATGCATACGTATAACATTCTTTCTTTAATTGCTTTTCTTTAATTTCTAAGTTCATATTTTTAATCTAAAAAATTCTTTCCAATCTTTATAAGTATGTAATATACCATCAAATCCGAGATAATCGTTCTCATTGAAAGGCATTTCTTTTTGCAGTTCGCATACATAGCCTTTGCCTTCGATTAATATATCTTTTATTTGTTGTAATGTAAAATTACTTCCGAAATCGTGTATTATAAACATATTTAATTGTTTTAACAAAGCGGCTCTCCACAGTTGTCTACTGTGTTTTTTTGTATATATTTCAACCATCCGTAAAGAAGTCCATTGGAATCATCAATGTTCCAAGTCTTCATTTCTGAGAAAGTTATACAATATGGCATTGTACGTTTTCGTCCTTTGAAATATCCTACAAGATTGAACGAAACATATTCATCGTCAAGATGTTGGAATATCAATGTCATAGGTGGAGTATCATCTAATGTAACGTTTATTCTACATATTGCATCGTGATGCAATTCATTAAGTAGAAGATATAATCTGTGAATTTGTGTACTTGTCATTGTTTATTTATTTTAGTTATTTCACATTTTCTAAATTCATTTGTTAAGTGGGGATATTCGTACCAATTTTCGGCAACTACGAACTTTTTGCTTATGTCAAAGTTAAGCATTTCTGCTAATTTTTCAGCATCTGCTAAAGTATTTCGATAGTATACAAATCCGCTCCCGATATTAATTTTGTATTGTTCCATATTGCAGTTTCGATTTAAGAACCGTACATCCAACCGCATCCATGGTCGGTGCAATTTTGTAAGTTAGTAACTGTGTTTGGTTTTATAATGTATTCGTAGTGATTACTACGTTCAAGGTGTCTGACGAAACAAACGCCTACGCAATTAAATGACTTACCTTGCCACTCGTGTGCGTAGTAGTATTCGTTGGCTTTCAGAGGTGCTTCGTCGGAGCAAGTTATTCTCCACGCTCCGTAAATTTTTGCATTTTCTGAATTCTGATAGGTCTTTGTCTGTTCTTTACGGTCTGCTACCATTTTTTGATATTCTTCTTCGTTATCACAGAGCAACCAATCTGAATCTGTCCAACTGCTATCCCAATATGAATTTGAAGATGTGTGCTGATGATAGATGTTTTTCATATTATTACGTTTTACATTGTTACAACTAACATCCTTGCTCCATAAGAATTTCTTTCTTCGTGGAGATTAAGACCTTGTTTTTTTACAAATTCACGGAAGGCAAGTTCGTCTTTCGGACAAATTCCTAAGAGGTTTGTTGATTTACAATATCTATTGCAATAGATTTGCATCCTGCCAAAAGACTTGATGCTACTGATTATTCCTTCAGAAAACATTTTCCCATACTTTTGCTCGAACTCGTTAGCATCTTTTGCTATTTCTTGTTCTAAAGATTCTTTGATTGTCATTGCTTTTTAGTTTTTGTTAGACATATACTCGAATGCTTTTTGCCATACTTCGTTTGATTCTTTCTCGGACAAACCGAGATTATGTCCGTTTTTAATCCATCTCTTACGTCCGTAGCCGTAATAGAGATAATCGCAAGCGTTCTCAAATGCGGCTTGTTTTTGTTCGTTATCGGGATATTGTGTCATTCGTCTACTACTTTAAATTTTGGATGTAACAAATCATCATCTGATTCTAATGGTTTTTGAACTATTGTATGTTCCCAATTTTCGTTTATTTTATAAATTGTTTTGACTTGGTTTAATGCTTTACCTTTTGGGAATAAATCATAAACATAATATTTTTTTATTTCAGGATATTCTTCTACTATTTCCCTGAATGTTTTATATTCGTTATACATTTAATTATAATATATTATGTTCGTGTAACTTCAATATTGTTTCGAAGCAAGCATCAACAGGATTTTCATACCAATCACTATTGTGCCAATCTAATGCATAATACGCACAGCACCTCCAAAGTTTAAGGTTATCCAATTTTGCTTGTGGAATATTATCAAGCAACGCTGCAAGACTCCAACATGGAATTGCAGCATCTGTTATTCCATACCTTTCCATTCTTGCAAGATAATTAGGGTCTGGTTCTTCGTGCATCATAGCAATATGCTTACCTTGTGCTGTGATATATAGCCACCACATATCTGCACTTGTAATAGGCAGTATCTCTGCCAACTTTTTGCTTTGTTTAATGTCTGTGAATGATTTCATTTTCTTTTTATTTAATTAAGCCACCTATTAAGGCAAGGCGGCTTAGCCGTTCTGATAATGTTAATAATCTTCGCCGAACAACCACTTGTATTTATCAAGCAAATCGGAATATGACATTTTATTAAGTTCTTCCTTTAATTTTTCAGGATTTTCTTTGCGTTGTTCTGAATAAGTACTTGATTCAAATAATTCGTTTATAAGCCATTGTTTTGACCTTTTTCCACTATAATTTTTCGATATTTTCGTTTTTATTTGATTTACTTAGTTTTTCTTTAAGTTTTTTTATTGTGTCATTCTTTTTCTTTAACGCCATTTTAAGTCGTCGAACTTCACCTTTAAGTAAATTCACTTCTTCTTGATTAGACATATCTCCGTTTAGTTTTAATTTTTATTATTTAACCAACTTGAAGGTATATGCGTACACCCAAGGGTTTCGCTCCCAAGTTTCTTTGCCACAAATATAATATATCAAGTGAGCAAAGCAATTTTTGATTGGGCTGAGGGAGTGATATTTGTATTTAAATTTGTTATCCCAAAATCTGTAAGTTTTTAACTTATCATCAGGATTACGTTCTATGTATGGATAATATTCTTCAATCCCCTCTGCTAAACAATCGCTATCTGAAATATCTTGCAGACGTTCTACCCTTACTTTGGTGATTTCGATTAGGTTCGGCATTAATGCCGATTTGACGAACATTTTATTTCCCCATCCATTAGTAAGGTGGATTGTCGCTTTTGTTAGTGCGTCCTGCGTTGCTTTGATAAAATCCCATACCTCATAGTAGTTTTGAGCCACAGCGAGTACATCACCAACTTTATAAGGAGCATTGGCAACAAGTTCGTAAGACTTATCATTATACTTATTGTGTCCGTATTTATTTAAAAGTTTTTCGGAGATAATACGTCTTGTTTGTGTTTTTATTCCACTTATTACTGCTTGGGTTAACCTAAAACGGTCATTGAACATTATCTTTTTCATTTTGTTGTTTATTAATCTATTAAAGTTCTTAATTGTTTGTTTGTTAGTCCGACAGTATTTTGCTTTATAAGTTTTATTTCTGTATCTTTAAAAAGACTTAAATCAAAAATTTTCCCATAGTTTTTATGTTTGTTTCTATCGCTACCATACCAAAATCCTCTAAATCCATATAATCCTTCGTGAGTAGCATTTATCATCGTTTTCAAATCCTTTTTAACAACAGGTAATACCATAACTGTGTAAAGATAACTTTTATCATCTTCACAAGTTAATTCTACTACCATACCCTTTTTCAATTCTGTGTATTTCATAATGTTTAAAATTTATCTTCTTCGTAAATACTTTTGCCATTTTCATCGTGAACCTCGAACCGAGGCATACAGTCGAAGTCCCAAGTGAGAGTTGTGTCTAATTCTTCGTCTTTTATTTCATATCCTCCTTGACCGTATGATACGAAAAACGGTCTTATACGTAATTTTCTTCCAAACCAAAGGAAAGTTGTATCGTCTGCGTGTTTATCGCAGTTCAATCGTCCATTTCTGATTGCTGATATGATTCCTCTATATTTTCTATCTGCCATAGTTTTAAATCTTTGCTTTTGGTAAATTTATTAGTTTAATGACATCGTTTATAAAATCTTTTATGTGTTTTTCGTGAATAACATCTTCTGTGATTAATTTGATATTATAATCGTGGTCCGACCAATATTTATGTTTATAAGGTCTACTTTCAATCATAGTATGATAACTTGTTGTATGAAGTCCTTTTGGATAAAAGCCTTCTAAGTTATGGAATCTAAAATCGAAACATAAGCCTTTTATTTTGAGAGTATAGCGTTTAAAGTGTTCCCACCAATTTCCAGGAACTATTCTGTACGCTTTGTTGTCTTTCGTAGTTTCGTCTGTTGCTATTACGCAATAAGGATATTTTAACCTAAATTGTATTTGATACCAATCATCTTGATTGACAGTTATTTTCATTATTGCATCAGGAAACTTACTATTTTCTACGATTATTTTGATTATCTTTGCCCAATCGTTTTTCCCTTGTTTAGATAGTGCTGCCATATTACTTAGTTTAAAAAAATGCCGACTATTCAGAGGAAGTCGGCATACCTCTTTTTTACTATTATGATTCCACTAAGTTATCTTGTTGTTCATCAACTATTTGTTTTTCATTTTGCTGTGGTTCATCTTGCGGTTCATCAGGCATTTTTTTATGCAGAACATCTATACCTTGTTCTTGCATCCTGAGAATATAATCCATAGTTTTGCTCATATCTTTTGCGTTTTATTGTTGACATTTTATCTTTAATTTCTTTAAATCGTTTAATAAGCCTTTGCAATATGCTCGGTACGGCTTGGATAATTCCACCGTAACCGAAACAGTGCATAGCGTAATCTGTGCAATATCTGATGTAGTCTTTTTTTAATGTTATGAACATTTCTTTGCCATAATAAGCAAGATAGTATACTCCATTTCGATTGAGTGTAAAACCTTCTGAACGTAAAATTTCTTCCATTAGAATGGCATTTTTTCGTTAAAAAGTTCATTTTCTTTGCCATTAACAAGCATTTCGTATGCTTGTTTGAGAGAGATTGGAGAATGATTGCCATAATAGCCGTCAATGGTTCTTTTTTGCGCTCCTAACGAGCGAATACCATCTTCGTGTACATATATTGTTATGTCGTTTTTTATAAGTTGTACAACAAAATTTATGTTTCTATTGACGGTAAATAGTTTGTCTTTGAATTTCTCAATGTATTCGTCTGTTTCTGTCATTGGTCTTCTAAGAGTATTGTGACTTTGTGAATCTTTGTGTTTTTACGTTTGCATTGTTTTTGCTCGTTTTGTGCTGATTCTAAGTCAGAAAACTTTTTGTTTCCTTTTAAATTTAATTCGCTGAATGTACCTGAATAATTTAAGAAACGTGGCTCTTTATTTATTTCTGCACTAATCAAATAGAATTGAAACTTTAAGTCAGCATAAATACTAACTGCTTCTTCGATTTTTTCTTCAACGTAGCCCATTGGTTTCCTTGTTTAGTTTTATAACAATATCCGTATCTTCGTCAATTTGGATTTCGTCAATATCAATACGATGACATTCTTCGTTAAGAGAATTTCCTTCTACGTATATTCCAAATTTGCTTGCTATCTGCTTTAATGCAATGCAAGCCTCGTATTTGTTGATAAATTCGTAACTTCCGCTCATAATTATTCAATGTAAAATTCGCTAATTAATATTTGTGATTCGGTTACATTTTTCTTTTGGTGTTAAATTTTTATCAATAACTTCAATGATAGAACCGTGTTCGTTAATAGAAACAATGGCACATTGTACACATTCATTGAAGTATTTATAACAGCGTTCTTTTGTAATTATTGGTTTTGTAATAGGAGAACTTAAATTTCCTTTATTATCTAAACCATATACTTGATAACGTAAGTTAGTATTTTCTGCCATTTGCTTTTTGTTACATTATACTAATCGCAAAAGCTGTAATTAGCCATTAAGCACCATATCTTCTTCTTTCCAACCTTCAGAATCTTTATGTGCGACTTTACAAATAAGACCAGATTGCAATCTTGCACAAAGGTCTTTTAATAACAATATTTTTTCTTCTTGTGTCATATTAGTATTATTTTTTATTATGCCATCCTTCAACAAGAGGCGTACCTTCTGCTAAAGAAAATGTAATTGGTTCCTTGTCATCAACACAACAGCATCTGTACCCACCGTTCTTTAAGTGAACAGCTACAATATTCTTCCCATGATGGTCGTGAGCAGCCTGCAAGGTTGACGGTGCATCTACCCAACAAGGAATCAGTCCCATAAACCACTTGCCAATTTTATGTTTCTCATCTATTTCATCTTCTTTTACTCCAAGGGTGTCGATGTCCTCAGTTTTAGCTTGTTCTTCATGTAATTTGTCAAGAATATCTTGATATGCCTTAGACATTCCTACATTTACTCCATTTGCAAAACAGTAAGGGTTTTTAACATACTTGAGGTGTTCATTACCTAGTTCAACTAATTTTCCTGCTATATATTTTGCAAGTGGAGTTGTTTCTTTTGAAACAGCATAGTTTTTGACTTCTTCTAATTCCATGTTTTATTGTTTATTTATTTGATAAAAATTTATGTGTATGTAGTGTAAAAATCATATTTACACACGCATCAACTAGATTTTCTGCTGAGTGTAAGATATGTGTTATCCTATCAGATGTATCTAGTATGTTCTTTTTAAACCTAAAATAACGAACTTCATTAGGTTTAGAGGCATCTCCCATCTTAGAGATTTCGAGGAAATAATGGTCAGTGTAGCCCCACAAATCTACTGGTAGAATATCTATCAGTGCAGCAAGACTCCAAGCTGAAATTACATCGTGTTTATTAATTGACAAATCTTTTGGAAGACAAAACCACTGTAACTGTCCATTATCTTCTTCAATATATTGCCAGTGCATATCAGCACTTTCAAGTGGTAATATTTTTGCAAGTTTCTTACTTTGTTCAAAATCAGTAAATGCTTTCATTGTCTTTGTTTATTGTTTAACAACCTCTAACATAAATACAAATAATTGGATAAATAACTCCATCTATTTGAGAGCTTCTAACATCTGGATATATACCAGAGGCTTCATAATCATTGTACTTATCAATGGTTTCTTTTTTATTTAACCAAGATTGACATAATATTTTACCTGTCTTATCACCTATTAATTTTATTTGTGTATACTCTGTGAGTTTTCTAACATCTGCTACTTTCATACTTTTTGTATTAAATTATTGTTGATTAAGATAATATCTGACGTGATTGTTAAATCCGCAGTTTTCTCATCCAAGCCTAAGTACATTAGTGCTTTTGATTACTCTATTGATGTGTGTGTCATAATTTATTGTTTTTGTAATTTCATTAAAACTAATCCTTGATATGGGCTTTTATATTCAAAATCAACTTTGTCGTTACAAACTAACTTACAATCGTTATTCATATAAGAGTGTTCTTCTTCTACTACTTCTTCATTATCGAAGTCAAAGAGTTCTTTTTCGTAATCGTATATGTTAGAATCTCCGTTCATAAAGTCTATAAACTCATTTACGCACATTTCCTCTTTAATTGGAACTCTAACCTTTTGTACTTTTGTAAATTCTATATAACTTGCCATATTATTCTAATAAATTTTTATTTATAAGTTTATCTTTAAATTCGTTTATTGCAATTTCACGTGCTTCACCTTCGATACAAAGTTTATCTAAAATATGAATAAATGTCCAAAATATTGTTTGTTCGTGATTTAATAGTTCTGATTGTTCTAATGAAGTATAATTTGCCATTGTTAAAAATGTTTAGTAGTTAATATCTTGTAATTTTACAGCATCAATAACATTGCAAGGTATATCACCTTCAACATATACTTCTGCTTCCTCAACATATACTTCTGCTTCCTCAATAGGTACGTGTGGATATTTTGTTATATAATAATTTATAAAATCTTCTTTTGCTGTTTCCTTTGTAGTACTTTCAATTCTAAATGTTGTAAATGTTGAAGAATATTTGAATTTTACTTGTATCTTCCAAAGTACTAATGTTCTATGTGTTTGCATATTATTTTACGTAATTTGTTAAACAATAATTAATTGCTGCTTCCACCGCTTCTTCATAAGTTTCATAAACCCAATTATGGATATATTCATAATTACCTGGATTTTCTTTCCTTTGTAAAGAAAATGAGTATCCTATTTGTGTAGCAACACTATCACCATCCTCAGTTTCATAGGAGTCATAATCAATTTCTATAAATAAATTACCTACTTCTCGAATCCACTTCATTGCCATTTGAAGAGTTGGAACACTTGTTTATTCCATTGTTGTAGAGTTCCAATCAGCACTACCATCATTAATATCGCCATTACCCAAACTAAACCAAAGTTTACCAGCTTGAGTTAAGAATTGTCTGCATGGAATATCAAATCCCTTTTCTTTAAGAAGTTTTGCGGTATCAAAACTAACGTAATTTTCTGAATATTTCATAGAGTTATTATTAAAATGGTGATTCTTTACTAAGTTTTTCTAATTCTTTGAAGTATGATTCCTTTGACGGAATTTTGTACTGCTTGCGTTCTTCATCGGTGAGTTCTTTTTCTTCTCCGCAGTGTTTACATCTTTTTTTTGTAAAATTTTTTGGAATTGTTGGTATTAGTTCCCATTCGTGGTTTATGCCTTGACACGGACACGGTGTACAATCACAATCTACTGTAATTTTAATGTAGATGTTATATACTTTGCCGCACTTTGAACATTCTTGTAAACTTCTGTCATCGTCTGAAAAACCATCAGCGTCGAATTCGTCTACGTTATTGCAATAAGGACAAGTTGTTTCTATCATAATTTATTTATAATTTTTTGCGTATTTTAATTCTTTTGTATTGCATTTTTCGTTTATAAAGTTTCAATCATTTGTTTGACATATTGTTGTATGTCGTATCCGTACTTCTCCAACAAAATGCCGCTCATAGACTTGTCTTCTGATTCATAGTCGCCGAATTGTTTGTGCAACCAATCGTCAAATTTAATTATGTCGATAACAAATTTTCCAAGTAGTGCAAGGTTGTTGTCAAGAAGTTGGCTAAACCTTGGTACTCCATATTTGATTTCAAACTTTTGCCATTCGTTTGATATTTGGTGTGGCGTTTTCTTTGGGAGTTGGAGTTCTTCACAAACTGCCGTTCTATGTCCCGACCGTACAAGTTTGGGCAAATAGTCGTCAAGTTTGTTGTAACTGAATTTAACAATCGTGTTTGTTTCCTGTATTCCGCAGACTTTTGCTACAATGTTTGCGTCATCTCGAAGTGCAATGAAGTTGTTGCCTACGCGAAATAGCAAAATTGCATCAGGATATTTTACCTTGATTTTATTGTAATTGTTTTGAAGTTCTATTGCTTTCATTTCGTCGTATTTGAATATGAAGTTATTATCTGCTTTTTTCATACTTTTTACAATAATCTTTGTTTAAAAATTTTGCTTCTTTGTGAAACTTGCATTTGCAGAGAAAAAAATCTCCTTTGTAATCTCTATACAGCGAATAATTAGGGTATTCTTTGTCAGGTAAAAAATGGTGTTTGCAAGTGGCACAAGTTTCAGTTCTTACCGGGACAGTGTTTACGTCGCTATACGACGAACAGGCAGCGGTCTTAGAACTTACTTTTATGTGTTTTAAACTGCAAACACCTTTACTAATATAGAAACTACATCCTTTGCACATCTCTATTCCATCTCCGTCCATCGGGTATTCTCTTTGTCGAATTGAAGGTCAATTGTTCCTAATGAGCCATTCCTTTGTTTAGTAATAATAACTTGTGCTAATTTGTCGGTAATTAATCCATTAGGCATAAGTTCTATTCCATAAACTTCTGGACGATATAGCATCATTATTACATCTGCATCTTGTTCGATAGAGCCACTATCTCTTAAATCTGCATTGATAGGAGTTTTGTCGGGTCTGCTTTCCAAGTTTCTGTTCAACTGACTTAGTACAATGAATGGTACATTGAGTTCCTTTGCTATGTTTTTGATTTTGCGACTTATCTCCGAAACTTCATCATTTTTCTTGTCTGATTTTGTTTCTGTATCTTTCATTAGTTGAAGATAGTCTAACATTATAATATCAAAACCATACTTCTTCATATACTGTCGGCACTTAGTTTTGAGTTGCAGTGTGCTGATTCCACCTTCATCGTCTATAATTATAGGCAATCCCATAATTGTTGGTGCTGCTCCTTCGAGTGCATTCCAATCGTCTACGGATAATCTTCCGCTAAGAATTTTATCACCTGTAATATTGCTTATCATAGACGTGATACGTTTGGTAATCGCTACTTTCGACATTTCAAGGCTAAATAACAAGCATCTTACACCTTTCATAGCCATTCGAATCATAAGCGATAAAGCAAATGCAGTCTTACCCATAGATGGTCTTGCACCTACTACTATCATATCTGTATGTTGAAAACCGTGTGTAAGGCTATCAATTTGAGTAAAACCACTGCTTATTCCGCTAATTCCTGACTTTTGCTGTGATGCTTGTTCGATTTCCTTTAATACCTTCGGGAATATAGTTTCTATTGTTTCTGCCGATTCATTTGCAAAATGTTGACCAAGTGTATCAATCATTTTTGTTTGACGTTCGACAATTTCTTCCAATGGAACTGCTGCGTTATATGCATCTTGTCCTATCTCATACGATTCTTTAATCAATTTACGTCTGATATACTTTTCTACGACAATTTTAGAATGATATTCGATATGACTTGCAGAGCCTACATTCTCAGTTAGTGTAGCAACATAGTAACTTCCACCGACTTCTTCTAACTTGTTATCTTTTGCAAGTTGTTCGCTAACAGTATAAATGTCGATTGGTTTGTTGCCATTGTAGAGTTTTAGACAAGCTTCGTAGATACTTTTATTTGCTGTATCGTAGAACATTTCAGGTTTAAGTATGTCTACAACATTCTCAATTGCATCTTTCTCTATTAAAATTGCACCGAGAATAAGTTTTTCAGTTTCTACGCTTGTAGGTAGTTTCTTTTCTTCCATTTTTTGTGTTTATTTTTTTGTTTATTGCAAATTAATGCTCATTTTTGCCTTACGAAATTTGTAAGGAAATTTGCGATTAACTTGCAATTTACTTGCAATGCATTTGTAAGTTGATGAAACACAGGATTGAACATATTGCTTTGGGAGCAGAAGGTCGAGAGTTCGAATCTCTCTGCCCCGACTTTTTATGGCACATTATCAACCTGTTATCATCGTAATTCAAAGCACTAAATTATAAATTAAAAATTAAATTAGCAAGAATACTTGCAAAAAATTTGTTTAAAATTTGAAGTTATGATAACGACAAAATTTTACCTTGATAAAAGGCACACGAAGGACGGCTCACCTGCATCATTAAAATTGGCTGTTACCTACAAGCAAAAAGCCGTCTACTTTCCACTAAAAATAAAACTGCAACCTAACTGTTGGGACAACGTATCACAAAAAATTCTTCGTGTGCCTAATAAAGAAACATTAATGTCCTTTATCTTGGAGTTTAAAAATAAAATTGATAAAATAATATTTTCGTTTGTAAATAAAAATATAAATTTTAACGATGTTAATGAAGTAAAGGCAGCAATAGATTTGCAATTGTCTGATAATAAGCCTACTGATGAAAATTTGTTTTGTAATTATTTTTTAAAATTTGCTAATCGAAAATTAAACGTTACTACAAAAAACATCTACTTATTCACATTAAAACGTATTCACGACTTCGACAAAAATATTGATTTTAAGCGATTTGAAGATTTGAATAAAGGTTGGCTTACTGATTTCGAGAATCACTTAGCCTTGACCTCTAATTCTAAAAACGGTCGCAATGTTCATTTACGTAATATTCGTGCTGTTTTTAATGATGCCATAGATAACGAAATCACTTCGCATTATCCTTTCCGTACATTTAAAATTCGACCTATACCGACACGTAAACGCTCGTTAACAGTTATTGAGCTACGTATGTTTATGACCTATCCTGTTGAGGACTATCTTAAAAAATATGTAGACCTCTTTATTCTTGATTTTTATCTTATAGGTATCAATATGGTTGATTTACTTCACTGTACGCAAGACAATATTGTTAACGGTAGATTGGAATTTAAAAGAGCAAAGACATCACGTCTGTACTCAATTAAACTTGAACCCGAAGCGTTGGATATTCTTAATATATATAAAGGTGTCGATTATCTTTTGAATATCCTTGACGGTTATCACAACTACAAGGACTTCTTGGAACGATTTAATAAGAACTTGAAGCGTGTCGGAGATGTTCAATATGACGAATGTGGAAAGAAAACTGTATCTCCGTTGTTCCCTGAACTAAGTACATATTGGGCAAGACATACTTGGGCTACTCTCGCTTCACAGTTAGATATTAGCCGTGATGTCATTGCTCACGCACTTGGACACGAAGGCAATACAGTTACAGATATTTACATTAAGTTTGATTATAATAAGGTGGATTCTGCTAATAGGAAGGTTATAGATTTCGTGTTATCTTTTTGATGGTTTCACAACCTATGTCAATGGATTCGCTGCCTAAAAATGTTACGATTAATAAAAATAATGATGTGTACGTCTGATTGTTAAGTATGTACAATAGGCTTCCGATTATACATATTACTCCAAAGATGATACAAATAATACTTGATAAAATGATGAGAAATTTAACCATTATTGGCATTATCGTCTGTTTTAAGTTTCATACAATTCTCGTTAAATAAAGTTTCTTTCATCGTTAAAACCTCCTTCTTCGAGGTCGGCTTCAAGATTCTTAATGCGTTCTGTTAATCTTGCTATTTCTTCTTTTGCTATTTTTAATTCATTTTCTGCTTTTTTACGTTTTTTAACTTGCTGATTAAATAATGCAATTTGATTTAATAATTTTCCGTGTTCTTTTTCTTGATTTTTATCAGAGCAATAAAGTTGTTTTGATATCTCCTTAATACGTTTGCTTAATCTTTCGATTTCTTCGTCTCTACATACTACTTGTGCTGTTAATAGTTCATTTAATTCTGTGCAATCAATTACTTCCTTTTTCCATTTATTGTGTTCTTGTTTTATTTTCTCGTTTTCATCGGTCAAAGTCTTTATTAACTTCATTTTCTCGTTTAACTGCTCATTCATATAGTTACATATTTCAGCAGCAATTTTAAAGACAATAGGATTCTTGAATGCGTATTCCTCGCCTTTTGTAATCTGCTCTCCGACTTCTTTTATTCCGAGATTATCGCCGATTACTTGCCAAATGTATAATTCAGTTTCAGGAGATGTTTCTTTCTTTGTTTCCATTTTTTATTTCGTTTCTAAATCGTCTGAAAAATTCCTCTGGGAAACTCCAAGTCTGAGATTCCCATTCGTTACCACCAGTACAATCCTCAATCTTGTCGAGGTAGTCGGTGGCGTTTTCTCGCAGCCAATCAATGGCTTTGTCGATAACAAAGTCAGCCATTAAAAGCAACATCTTTTTGGTTTTGCACATATATCCGCCGTCTTTGTATGCTTTTTTGCAGAAGTTGACATCTTGACTTTTGCAACCACCGACTTTGGCACATCCAATCAGGGCGTTGGCTTTTTGTTCTATTGTTAGATTTTCTTCCATCTTTTTATTTCAATTTCGTTTTCGTATGCTTCATCGTACCAACATTTTGCGTTTGTGTCGTACTCTGCGACTATGTAATGACAATTCTTGTATGGAATACGGAATGTTTCTGCGAGATAGCAGCCGTCCTCTGTCGGCGGTTCTGTGTGCCAACCACCGAGTTCGGAGATTGGCTTTATATTGTACTCCTCATCTTTTCTCCTTGCAACTTCTAACGCACAATTGTACGCTGTTAAGTTGTCGGCAGGCACTATGCTTAAAACTAATTTTTCGTTTGTCATATTATTTTTCTTTATAAGGTATTACAATTACGTTTTTGCCGTCTTTCCTCTCTTCTGCTCGACAGATTAAAAAATGACATATTGGAGCATTTTTTAATCCAACACAGTCTGTGCAACGGTGTACGTTAGGTTTTGCTTCTTGTACCAATATATCACCAATATCGGTTTTGATTATCATATTTGTAGGTACGTCGTGTTTTTCCATTTTACTAATCTCCTATTATTTAACGTAAATTAATATTTTGTTTGTTTCTTTATTATTTAACATATCCTCAGCGTAATCATCGAGGTATATAGAATCTTTTTTAAAAAGGTTTAACATCTTTCAATATCTCATTTGGGGCAATTTCTCCATTGTTCAATTGGACCAACAAATTTCGTCCATAATGAACTCCATCGTTGTAGATTTTATTCTTTTCATCAGCAATTTCTTTATATAATTTATGCTTTTCTGCAATAAGTTCTTTAAAAACTTCTTCCTTGTATGTTTGACGTTTTTCTTTTAATTCGTCATTGGCTTTTTTAAGTGTTTCACAGAGTCTTTTTGCAGCTTCGAATGTTTCTACTGGTAGAATAACCTCGTGTGATGCTCCATATGATGAAAGTAATTTATTGTAATATAAGGATTCTCTGAATCCCCAAATTTTATTTGTTTCTTTGAACTGAGAGAAGGAGTTCAAAAGGTTAATCAATGCGTTTTCTATATCATCTGTGTAGGTGTTCCATTTAAAACTTCCAATCTTAAACTCATCAAGACAGTAACTTTTGCTTTCAAGATTTCTCTCTTTGACAATTGCTCTTCCAATTTTAAGAGAGTTTTCGCAATCATCACACAAACAATCTTTTGATTTACGAGGTGCTTCTTCGCCTGTTTTTCCGCATCCGATGCACGTAATTTTTCCTTTATACATATTTATTATTTTATTGTCAGTTCAACTTCCATTGGACTATTCTCAAATGTAAGTCCTTGGTCAATTAATTTTTGTCGAATTTGACCGTATAATGCAATGAAAAATTTTGGTTGTCTGCTTTGTGAATATCCGTAATCAGATGGAATGAATATTTCGTCATTTGCATCGGGATTTTTCTTTGTTTTTTGTGGTTTAATTGGCTTAGTATTAGATATATGGACACTACCACTTTTATCCATACAAACATATAACTTTTCCATAGTGTTTATTTTATCATTTCTTTTAAAAATTTGCTTATTTCGCTAACATTAGCAATCTGTTGAGGTGTATACTTTAACAATCGCCAACCAAGTTTAGCGGCTTCGTTGTACTTTTCAAAGTCTTTTATCATTGTAAAAGGGCGATTATGTCTGCCCGAAATCCAAAGTCCACCCTCGATTTCGATAGCAATTTTCCTTGAAGGAATTGCATAATCGAACCGCCATTTTCTTGTCGGATGGAACTTGAATTCGGGAACGATTTCTTCACCAATTTCTTGTGATATTAATTTGAGATAAAGTGTGTAATCCTTCATTATATTTCTTCAAATTCACCGTCAATTATCGCTTGTTGCTTGATACGTTCATCTAATTCATCGTCAGTAATTTCTATGTCCAAAATAATCGGTTTACCGTCTTTATTAGGCATACAGTTACTTTGTATCAACTGCCTTTGATATATGCCGTTAAAGTCAATAAAAATATCGAAATAGAACGTTTTGTCATTATCAAGAGAATTTACTTTTGTTATAACGATATTCATATCTTCATACGATGAATTTGGAAGATATTGTGATTTAAGATTATTGCAATACGTTTGAACTTGGCTAAAAGTAGGCTTTTTGTTTAGTTTGAAAAATTCGAGTAGCCAAGACTGTATTATCTTACATTTTGATTTCACTTGTTCGTTGATATTCTCTTTTAACCAAGTTGTAAACGTATCGTATGCTGTTTTTTCAGCTTCTACATAAGCATCGTGGTTTGATTTTTGATTTACTATTCTCATTTTTGTAAATTTTAGTTTTCCAAAATTATTCATATTTCTTCTGAAATAACTATAACTTACAAAAAACGTAAGGACTATATACACATTAACGGTACTCCGCTTTCTTGTTTATTTTCATAGTAAGCAAGCATTTGCTCTACCCATTCGTCATCACGCTCTTGGTTTCTTGCTTCCCAATCAGCGTAATCTTGTTCTGTAAATGTTCCCATAGCGTTTATATTTAAAATTGTTTATCCTTCTTTGTTAAAAAAACTTATCATTTTTTCTTTCCTTTGCGTATATTAAACGACTTGTATGTTGCATTCCATTCAAACTTTTCACAAGGGTTAAATCCTTCCTTATATACATTGGGACAAGGGTGACCGTGTTTGTCAAAATGTTTTTTGCAACCGGCACAAGACCTTTCTGTTTTTGATTTTCTCATTTTTTTTATTTGTCATTTGGTTTTGGTAATTCTTCACAAACTCCTATTTTATGTCCAGACCGTACAAGTTTGAACAAATAGTCATCAAGTTTGTTACAATTAAATTTTACAATAGTATTTATTTTCTCTATTCCACATACCTTGGCAACAACATTGGCATCATCTCGAAGTGCAATGTAGTTACTGCCTACGTTGAATAGCAATATCATATTAGGATAATTCTCCTTGATTGACTTGTATTGGTTTTGAATTTGCTTTGCGTTCATTTAATCTTCCTTAATTTGTCAATAAAATTTGTTGCGTTTAATCCTTCTGATATAGCAACTACTTTTAAAGTGATGTTATCAATTATATAATAACGTTCTACAAGTGCGGCATATTCTTTTGCTTCTTTTAATGTTTTACACTCCATTTTTTGCCAACTGCTGTGATAATCATCTCTACACTGGTCTTTAATTGTGTAGTTTTTATTTATGTTTAAATAATGTAGTACATATCTCATAGCATTTATTTTTTATTTATAATCCGACATAGCCTATTTTGTATGATTCTCCTTCGGCATTTTTGTTTAAGCGTTTACAGGCTGCTTGTGCCTTTGATGGAGTTTTGTAGGTATCAAATACCCACTGTTCTCCGTTTTCTTCGATGCAGATAACTGCCCAATTATTTTCTTTCATAGTTAAATCTCCTTATAATTTTTTAGTACATTGGAAAGCCTGATTTTTCTTCAAACTCCTTTATTTTCTTTTTACTTGTGTTTTTGATAAGTTTAACTCTTGTTGCTGAATTGTTCGCATCTACGTCTATGTAATCCCAACTTCCAAATACTTCGTATGCAATCATATTTAATGCACTTGTAATCAAAGTATTTGAATCTATTGGCAGTTCATCTGATTGCAAATAGACGTATGCTTGACTGATATATTTGAAGTCCATATCTTTGAACAGATAAGGTATATCGTCATAGCCACAATATAAAAGCAAAGCAGCTATTTTTTCTGCAATTGTAGGATGTTTTTCTGGTTCTTCATCTACGTATATTTGTACAGGTGATTTTTTCATATAGTATTCATAATGAAGATTTTTACACCATCTATCGTTCAAGCCTTTGTCGTGTGATTGTAGCCATGCTAAATATTCGCTATCTTCCTTTATCAATCGTTTTTCTGCATCTTCTTTTTTACGAAATGCGTCAATTAGCCTTTCATCACTGTTTGACTTCTCAAATACGCAGTATAATTCTATCTCTTTTATCATTGTTTTTATATTTAGATTATTACAATTGTGTCGTTTTTAAATTCTTTTATTTCTCCACCTTGTTTCTTGACACAGAGCGTGTAGTTAATTCTCTGTTGGTTAGGCTTAATAAAGTAGCTATAACCATTGTAACGGAATGATTGATACCATTCCAAGTCTTGTATTTTTTTCTCCATAATTCTGTTATTTTTGTTGTTAGACAAATGTATTTATAAAATAAAAATGAGCCAATAGATTCTCATCGCTAAATGCGAACATATCATTTTGGCTCATTTTTTGTTTAACCTCTTTCACATTTACCGATTCTCATCGGGGGGCGCATTCTCAAAGGGTTAACCGAAATATTAAGCCCGACGTCATTAATTATGCAATATTGCTTTCAAAAATATTTATTTAGTAGTCAAATACGCAGTCAAAGTCTACGTTTTTGTTACCTGCGTTATATTCGTCGATTGCTTGTTTACAAATACAGTAATTCTCGCAGAATGCGTAAAATGAATCCTCTGATACTTCGTACCAAGAATGGTCGATGATAAAGAGGTATTCGTCTATGTATTTGGCGTTTTCCTCGTCTAAGAAGATTAGGAACTGTGCTTTGTTGAACTCCTTTTGTTCTTCTGTAGGAGTAACAGGATTTGTTGCAGATGCAACGTTTGTGCTGATAATGATTATTGCAAGTAGCAATGTTTTAACTAAGTTTCTCATAATAGTAAAATTTTAAATGGTTTGACAATAAAAAAGGAACGCAGTACGAATACTACGTTCCCTAACAATTAATTTAATTAATTAACAAACTATAAATAAACAACTACAATGTTTCGATTTGCAACGGTCTTGGTGCTTCGATGATATACGATTTCGTATCAGGTTTTATTTCCCAATTCTCGATGAATTCTGCCATTGCGTAACTTTGCGGCAAAATATTCGGGATTTCCATTGATTTAGCCTTGTAGAGATTAGTACTTGCATCATACATATCCCACAATGTAACTACCTTATTGTCGTATTTACGAAGCATAATTTCTTCTGTAAACTTATTGATTTCTCCGTTACCCAAAGGATATACGCCCTGTTGACGGATTCTTTCTTGCTTTGTGTCAATAGCAACACGCATACACTGCAACATTCCGATGAAAATATAGATTTGCTCTGTTGTCAATTCTACTTCTTTCATTTTCTCGATAAGTTTGCGTTGCTCGTACACTCTGTCACCGATTTTATCGAAATAACCGTCTACTAAGTCGATTACTTTTCTTGGGTCAGGACTATCCTTACGTGATACCTTTCCTGTTCCACGGTCGGAGTATGTCGCTGTATAGAAGTCCTTTGTGCCTAATACCATTTGGTTGTGGCAAATCTTGACGTTTGAGCCAACTGCAACCTGAATGCCTTTTTGGTGATATGCGATTGCAATGTTAGTCGTATAATTGTCATCATCGTAGTTGGTAATACGTGCATTTACGTATATTCGGTTCAGTTGTTGTGCCTTAATGTTGTTTATGCCGTATATTTTTTCCAAATCATCATCTCTGATTACTCCTGGTAGATTTCTGTTTCCGCTTTCTGCTGCAAAAATTTCCCAAATACCGATATTAAGACCGTGATTGTTTGCTCTTTCAAGCACTGCGTCGATGAAATCAGTGTGATATATTCCGCCTAATGGCTCTCCTGCGCCATTTTTCGGATGACGTGTCTGACGAAGCATTTCCATATTTAGGACGTTTACTTTGTTTGATGTCCAATCGAGTTCTGTTGTACTCATAATTTTATTTTCTTCCATATTATTGTTTTTATTGTTTAAATGTATTTAATTTCTTTTTCGTACTTGTGCTGATTGTAATTCAGCCAATTAATCCGATTTTCGTAGTTTTCACTTACTACGTGCTTAAATGTGTAGTTTTCAAAGGCAATTTCAGGTCTGAGGGGATGACCTTTTTACCAATACTTTCTTTTGTACATTGCTACACATTTTAGATAGTCTTCTTTGGTAAATAACTCTGGGCATAACTCTTTTACAGTTTTTCCCTTTGTTCCTTTCCCTCTGCAAATACAATTGGCGTATTGTTCTAGTACTTTTTCTTCTTGTGGAAGAAATTTAGTTTTATCCACATTATTGTACTTTTTTGTTTTCTGGTATATTTCGTAAGTTATTTTGTAGGCTAAATCTCCTAAGCACTCGCATTGGTAAAATGATTTAGTGCTTTCCTTAGTCTTATAAACATAAATATAGCCATCAAAATTAAAATCTGCACTACTCCAAGCCATATTATTTTGTTTATTGTTTAAATGTATTTAATTTCTTTTTCGTACTTGTGCTGATTGTAATTCAGCCAATTAATCCGATTTTCGTAGTTTTCACTTACTACGTGCTTAAATGCGTAGTTTTCAAAGGCAATTTCAAGTCGTGCTGCTATTTTAGCATATTTGTATTCTTCTTTTGTACTTGCTGCACGTGCATAACTCGAAATGCTTTGAATTTCATCATCTATGTTTGCTTTATTAAGTTTCTTGAAGATTCTGATTGCTGCTGAATATTCTCTAATATTTGCTTTTTCAATTTCTTCCTTGAGTTCTTGTTCTGCTGCAATCAATCCTACTTTTACTTCGTTTTTAATGTCGAGGAAATTTTTGGGTCGTTCTATGCTATTGAAAAAGCAAGTACAATCGAACTCTTGTTCTTCTCTTTTAGATAATTTATATTTTTTATCTGCATATTTCTTAAATATTTCTTTTATTTTGAGCCTGAGTTCGTAAATGTTTGAAATGTTTTCAATATATTGACTTCTGTTTTTCCACTTATAATACTCTCTTCTTGCTTCATCAATTCTCTTTATTTTTGCTTTAAAAGTTTCGTACTCTTCTTTGTCTTTGTAAGACCTTTTATAATCTTCGAGTTCTTTTCTTTTAAGAGCATCTTGATAATCAAAACCTTCGTAGTTTTGTGCCAACTCCTCAAATGAGGTCATCGGACTTTTTTTGTTGTTTTTCATATAGTTTATTATTTTTACTTTGTTTTAATTTTAAAAAATGCGGTGTGATTCACATCAGACCGCATCCGTAAAAAATAGAGAGTTGTTTAAAAAATTATACTAAATATTTATGATTCTCGCCTATCGTCTCCTCTTAATGCGAAATAATTATACTCTTTTAATCTGCTTACTAATCGTTCTCCATACTTTCTTTCTGTAATACAATCATCGGGAGTTAGATTTGATGTTATGAACGTAATAACGTTCTTGTCAGACCTCACTTCTAATATCTCCCTTAATACGTCAATCTTGTTTCCCATGTATTGTGAACTTTCAGGTTCAGTACCGAAATCATCTATGGAGATTATCGGAGCGTTGTACAGGGATTCAATATTTCCGCCATTTCGATAGATATTACAGAGTTCCTGTGCGTTGTAACTTACCCAGTTAGGATACACAGGCTTGTCGTTAATATAAAATATTTGATTATATTCTTTACAAAACTTCTTAAAGATTCTCATCAAAGTAGTTTTGCCTGTTCCGCACTCTCCTGCGATAAACAGTCCTTTATTCAATTTTCCTTCTTTCTTTTCTTTGCTATCAATAATATTACATAAAAATTCTTCTCCGAAATAATAACGAATAATATTCTCAATCACAAATTTGTTGTACTTGTCTATAACAAACTCTCCTATCAGTTTATCCCCGATAGCTTTGAACTTATCGAGGATTTCTGAGTTGTAATAATAATTAACTTTTCTGTATTTCTTTTCCATCGATTCTGTAGATTTTGTTAGTTCCGTTTAATACAATAAAATGTCCAATTTCGTCTTCTTCTATTCTTAAATCATTATCTATCAGAATTTTCTTAATTTTTTCTCCGTTTTCTTTCAATATTTCTTCAACATTATCAATCCATTTTATTCCAAATGATACTCCGTTATCATATCTTTGTCCTTTGTAAATATTATCTACATATATTTTACCATCTCTTTCTTTTATACTGATTGTTTCTACAACATCTAATTCTCCAACTTTTGGATGCTTTGCTTTTACTCCTACTGATATATAACACTCAATATTATTCGTCCATTTTTTAATAAAAATTGTTCTATTTAATATTTCGCTCCATTCGTGTCTTATTTCCATATTGTAGTCATACGACATTTTCATAAATAAATTATATAACATTTCTCTTAATGTTTGGTCATTTATCCCTGGGAAATCATCATAATATCCTACTAATATTTGTTTCGTATGTTCGCTTTTTAATATTTTTTGTATTTCTTCTGCATTCATTAGTACTTTACTTTTTTGAAGTTTATTTTGTCGTTGTTAACTTTCGTTGTGACTGTATTCGTTTTATTTCTTGTTATCCATGTATTTACAGCCATACGCCAATTTTTCATTTTGTTCTTCCCTATCTTCCAATCAACAGATTCATAATGATAAAAGAACTCTTCTGCATTAATATTTGCTTGTTTTTCTTTTATATATTCTTCTATTTCTTGTATTGTCGGTTTTTGAAATCTTTTAATTACTGACGTTTTCAGGAGATGTTTTCATATTGTATGCTTCTCTCATTTCTGACAAGCATTTTTCTTGATTTTCTGCCCATAATATATTGTATCTCTTTTTCTCTGTGTCATTGAATACGCCACTTAAATACATAGTTTTATATTCCTCTTGCTGCGGCGTTAATTGTTTTACTTCTTTTGGGCTTTCTTTTACAGGTTCATTTATTACTTCTGCTGTTGTTTCTTCAATATTACTTGCAGGATTATCGATGTAGTCAAATGTTTGAGTGTCGTAGTTTGTGATTACTGCTTGGTCTGAAATGATTGCCATATTCATTGCAGGAGATTTGATGCCGTAATGCTTTAATAAGTTTTTCAATACGGTTTTTTCTGCCATTACATTAAAATCAGTATTCCACAAAGATTTTCCATATTTATCATTTTTGTATGATTCAGAATATCTTTGGCAAAATGCTTTCATTTCTTCTGTTGTTACGAATAATGATTTTTCAAATCCCCATGTTGTTACAATAATAGCACAATATCCGATTATTTCTTTTAGGTTTTTCTGCTTACGTTCTTGTTTTACTCTGAATATTTCATATGGTTCTCCATACAGATAGTTTTTGTTTTTCAACTCATCAATTGACATAATGCTACAACAATTGATTGTCTTGTACTTTTCTGTTCTTAAACCTAACTGAATATATCCGTCTTTTCCTACTTGGAATTGTGCGTGACCTTTATACGGTATTACGTATGCGTTCCCTAATGATTTTTCTAACGGTAATCCTATCGCTGTTGCCTGTAAACCTGCATTGATAATCTCCTGTGGTGGGATATTCGCTAATCCTTGGTTATTATTTACCAATGCAATGATATTTGATATAAATTCTTGTGTTTTATTACCTATTACAGATTGAAGGTATGCATTCATACTTTTGTCTGTAATTGTAATTTCAAACTGCGATTTTTCTTTCTTTGCTAATGCTTCTGTTGCCATTCTTAATATTCTTTTTCTTGTTCGTAATAATAGTACTTTGTGCCGTTCTTCTTATTGCATATTTCGTCTTTAATCGGATGTCCTGCTTTTCTAAGGTCCGATATAATCTTTCTTGCATCTCCTGTGTCAATAAGACGATTGATGTTACAAGCTGTAAACTTTCTTCCTTTATTCGCCAGGAATAATCTTAGTGTCTTTTTTTTCTTCTGTTCCATACACGTGTTTTTTTAAAATTGGGTTAATAATAATCATTGCTCCATAAATCATGATTGCCATATAAGCGAGATTTCCCCATGTCGCAGGTTTATCGTCATATAGCAATATGCTTCCTACTATGATTAAACATATTCCGATTATGATGTTTATTGCTTTCATATTATTTAACTTTGATTGTAATTCTTGTTGTTGTTGTATAAGGCAATGTTCTTTCTTCTTCTTTGATTACCTCACCTGTTTCTTGGTCAACTATTGTCGTTTTGTAAGTTGTGCCTTTGTATTTCTTTTTAAGTTCGTCTTGCTCTTTCTTCAAATCTGCTATTTTCAGGCTTAAATTCGCTATTTCAGGAATTGAATTATAATCGTATGTCTTAGCATACGTCCTCGATATTTCAAGTCCCTTAAACTCGAATTTATCGCCATACTTGTCAATCTCGCTATTAACTTCTTCTTCAATAGCATTATCGATTCTTTCAAGTTCTTTCTTAATGATGTTACTTTTGGCTTTTACTTCGATGGCGTTGACCTCTCCATCTTTTACTGCTCTGATTATTTCGTCTATCTGACTACTTAACTCTCTTTGCAGTTCTTTCACTTCAACTTTTGTTAATTCGTTTTGCATCTTTTTATTGATTTAAATTCGTTGTAAATTAAATTATATTTTGTTAATTATGATTTACTACTTAATTATTTTGTAAGTTAGAATTACATATAGTATAATTATTAAATATTTTAACAATTTTTAACAAAAATAATTTGGTTTTTAAGAATTAATTTATTTTTTACCAAACTATATATATTATATTTAATTATATTATTTATATTTATAATTATACTATAATTTATTTATTATATATTATTTATTTTAAATATTTTATATTATTTATAGTTATTATATAATCAGTTTTATTATTATTATTTATTTATTATATTTATTATTTATCTTTCTTTATTTTTATTTATTCTTTTTATCTTTTTATTTTTTTCTTTTTGCTTCTTTTTCTTTCTTTTCTTTTTCTGTTTTTCTTCTTTCTTTTTGTTTCTTTAACAAATTTCGGTTTTTATTTTTTTTTTTTTTTTTAAACTTTGAATTGTTTAAAAATTTTGTTTTTTTTTCTTCTTTTTTAAACCCAATTAATCTG